CGTGAGCCATCCCCGTCGAAAGGTGTGCATATGAGAGACCCCAACCGAATACGCATTAAAGGAAAGTTCGATCCATACTATTGTTTGGAACGTCATATTCCCCATCGCGTTTTTGTTGGATCTCCATGGACCGCGTACGTCGTGCCTATTCCTGAAATTTATCAGATTATGCGCGACACTCACGGTTTCCGCCAAAATGCCTTTAACCCCTGCTACCACGTGAACGTCGCAACGACACTGAAACCGTTGTCGTTCGTTCCCGCATGGAGCTACTGGGACTCGGAAGGTTGGGTTAATACTTGGTCTATACAGGCCAGTAAACCGATCTACTTTCCCATGATCGAAGAGGGGGTTAAGAATCTCCCACTCGGACTAGACACGTGGTTGGATGATTTTTCAGCCAAGGCTGAAAATCATTTCGTTACCGCCGTCAAGCCGACGGTTTCCATCGTCAATTTCATCCTTGAGCTCGTAGATATTCTCGAGCTGGACGTAAACGCGATACGGAAAGCCGCCGACGCTTTTCTCAAGGCTCTACGCACCTTCTTTGGTATGATCCGTAAAGGAGCAAACTATTGGGTTGCGTGGAACTTCGCTATAAAGCCGACGATAAAGGATCTCCAAGCCATTCGAGACATGCTCAAAACCGCCAAAAAGCGCTATGAGTGGCTCAAGGCTAGAAATCACAAAGTAACACGAGTTAAATATAGAGAAGGTCCTCGTCTTATGACTGGGGTCGACTTTATACCTATACTCGGTCCTGCTCTCAAATTCATACCAGGGGGGGATGAAATTCCCCTCGAGGAAGTGCAAATTGAGACAGGCTGGTTCGAGTCTGGCAACTACGAGCTCCAACAGCTCTCTCCAACGAACAATCTTGTTCGATGCGAGATGCGTTGGAACGCTACAGTTACCCTGTCCGCTCAGGCAGATGTCAGGTTTGATATCGACGACGTCTTGTTGTCTGATGAGACGTTCGGTATCGCAGCGGTAACAGCTGCAATCAATGGGCTATATCGCCCTGTTGATATCATCTGGGAAGCCACGCCATTCTCATGGCTTGTCGACTGGTTCCTATCTGAGAAACAGCGGCTTAAAAAGCTTGCTGCCGATCTTTCACCCTTTAAGGATGGACAGATCCTTCAGACTGGTCACTCGATTAAGCTTGAGGTCTCCGGCGACCTTAGATGGGTCGACGGACGTGGAATTGAGCTGTCTAGTTACATGCCTTTCAGCACGGAACTATACATTCGTCAACCAGGTCTTCCAGAAGTGGATACCTCACCTTTCCGTGTACCATTTAAATGGTACAACGCTAGCATTCTTATCGGTATTATAATCGGTAAGAGGAACTAGTCTTCTCACAAATCAGTGTCGAGACGACACGGAGATTACAAGATGTCAATCGCTATTACAACCCTTAACAACGCTGGCTCAGTCGCTAAGACCTTCAATGAAGTATCGAAGGATCGAACGACTGGCGAATGGATCAACGTGACGGATTCTACCGCCACGAAGGACATTCGCTTAACGATCAAGCAATCCCAAATCGGGAAAACCTCTACGGGTGTTCCTATTCAAAGATCGCTTGTTCAAGCCACGGCAAAAGCTCCGACGACTCTTGTCGTTAATGGTCAATCCACTTCTGTTGAAGAAGTCATTACCATTAACCTGACACAGACTCGCCCTCGTTACTTTGCCGCCCTCTCTGCTGGTGACCCTGGTGACCTGCTCGCTTACTTGAAGAATCTCGTAAACGGCAGTATGCTAGAGCAACTCGCTCGAGGTGAAGTTTAAAGGCACATTACAATAAGAGATTGACTCGGAGATGTTACCCATATGGGAGATCATAAGAGCCGAGGAGAACAAAAGTGTCTCCATCTCGTCATTGAAACGTTGGCAGATTGCTATACGCACCTTGACAGGACCACTTTCACATCTGCTATCCACAAAAGTCGTGAATTCACGAAGGATAGAGAGTACATCGAACGTAGGTTCAAGGAAGAAGGTTTATCCTTCTTCACGAAAACGCTCCCCAAATACGGAGAATACGTTGATGCTTTGTGTCGTGGTATTGTTTGTGACCCTCTGGAAGGATTTGCACCCTACAGAGAAAACGGTCATCCTCGCTTCCTTAACTCCGTTGTTACTCAAGTTCTTAACGGACTTGTTTCGACGGAACAAGGATTGAGAGTGAAGGACGCCCAGACTGCGTTGTTGTACCGGTTACTCAGGACGCTACTCTTCGGGCTGAAAAAGCTCGAAACGGGTATTGACCCTGATCAACTGGAAAATGTGCTAAACCGATACATTGAAGTTGAAGATAACCTCTTTGATTTCGAGTGCACCGAGGAATTCCCCGATGACCTCAGGTTTGGCGCACAGCTCTTAATCAGTAGACTTCTCTCTGATTTCGAGTGGGATCCTGATCTTTGCAGACAGGGTCCGGGTGCAGTCTCTGGGCGTGAGAGGAACGAGAATAAGTGGATTCCAACCACGATGTTTCGTTCTGTGATGGAGACGTTTCCCAAGTGGTTATTTTACCCCTTGGAAAGTACGTTCACACTTGAGAACGGTGTCTTCGTCGCTGGGCCTATCCAATATGTGGAAGCTCAAATCGACGCTTTTCTAGGTAAGATTGCCGAAACTGACTTTCCGGTTTCCAGGATGATTCCTGTTCCGAAAGACAGTCGGGGTCCTCGCCTGATTTGCGCCGAACCTAAAGAGCTTATGTACCTCCAACAGGGGTACGCTCGATCGCTTATGAAGCATATCGAGTCACATAGGCTGACTCGTCACCATATTAACTTCGAGAGACAAGATATTAATCAGAACCTAGCACTCGAATCCTCGAGTAGCCAAGACTGGTCAACTATCGATCTCAAAGATGCATCAGATAGGGTTTCGTGCAAGATTGTACGTGAACTCTTCCCTGAAGCTATTGGCGATGAGCTACTAGCCTTGCGATCACATGCTGTCGAGATGCCCGATAAGAGCATCAGGCTACTCAAGAAATACGCTCCGATGGGGTCAGCTCTATGCTTCCCTGTCGAAAGTGTTGTATTCTGGAGTATCGCATGTGCTGCCATTGGTGAACAACTCCGTAAGGAGTATGGCACCATGGAGGTGGCCTATCTTTGCGCGAGTGAATCTGTGTACGTGTATGGGGACGATATCATCGTCCCTGACAGGTATGCAGCACTCGTCATGTCTGCTCTTGAAAGTTTTAACCTTGTGGTTAATCACGACAAGAGCATGTATGGTAAGCATTTCTTTAGAGAAAGCTGCGGTGTCGATGCCCATTCAGGCTTCAACGTCACTCCTTTTAGACTAAAGAGTATGCTGCCATCTGCCCCCACCGATATAGAACAGATTGTTGGAGTTCTTGGCCATGCAAGTAATTGCTGGTCTTTTTCTCCTAGGAGAGCTCGCTACATTGCCGAGCTCGTCGGTGATCTTATTGGCACCGACATCCCTTTGGTCACTGAACCAATGGGATTCCTCTCTGTTGTAGTACCTGTCGAAGATGCCTGGAATACAAGCGACTTCGTTAGGTGCAAATGGGAACCCCGCTTATGTAAATTGACTGCACGGGTGCCCGTCGTAGTGACCAAGACGCGAGTCTGGAAACTTGACGAGTATTCCGGCATTCAACACGCCCTCCAAATTGATCGGAGAGAGCGGGCTATATCCGTGGTCGTCCCGCAAGGGACGCAAATGAGGGTCCGGCGCGTAGCGATTACGCGCTAACCCCGGGAGGTCCTTTTGGAAAG